TTATCAACAGGTGGCTTGGGTTCACGATGAGATCCAAATACTTGTGCCTAAAGGCAAAGGAGATATTTTTGGAAAAATTAGCCAAACAGCAATTGAACGAGCAGGGGAACATTATAAGTTCCGTATCAGGCTCGACACCGAGTACAACATTGGAAGCAGTTGGGCCGAGACCCACTAAGGTTTGCAGTAAGTGTAAAACTAAACAGGATATAGATAAGTTCCCTAAAAATTCAGGCACGAAGGATGGGAAGGATATTTACTGTAGGGCATGTAGGCGTATTAATAATTATAAACATGCAGGGACACAGATGTACGTGAATGGTAAGTACATCACTAAGTCACACCCACTGCATAAACCAGGATGTTATAAGTCTTTTGATGATGCAGCCTTCTCAGCTCTTAAGGGCTACAACAAGACTCCCAAGGGTCACGTTTACCTGATTGTAAACAAGGCTTGGAATGGATGGGTTAAGGTAGGTAAAGCCATTGATGCTAGTGACCGCCTTAACTCATACCAAACTTCCTCACCCCACCGTGACTACCAACTCATTCACTACATAGAAGCAGATGATCGGGCAAAAGCAGAACGACAGGCCCACAACCTTATCCAAAAGAATGCCACTGAACGCCTTGGCGAATGGTTCCGTATTCCTTTGGAGTTTGCAATACAACTTCTCAATTCACTAGCTGGAGATCTACAGCATGGCGCGTCATCACCATCGGAAGGAACATAAGAACAAAAACAATATTAAGGAAAAGTTCACAGAAGAACGCATACCACCACCACTCCTACCTAAAACTGATAAGCAAGCCGACTATATAGCAGCCATTATGACTCGACAACAAACAGTCAGTATGGGCTGTGCTGGTACGGGCAAAACTTACATTGCGGGTAGCATAGCTGCGGATCTACTGCGGGTGAATAAGATCTCAAAGATTGTCCTGACCCGTCCTAATGTGGGCGCAGGGAAGTCTCTAGGCTTCTTTAAGGGATCAATGGCAGAGAAGATTGAGCCGTGGATCGCCCCTTTTACAGAGGTCATTAAGTCCCGCTTAGGGGCCGCAGCTTATGAGATCTACATGAAACGGGGGCAGATAGAGATCGTTCCTTTTGAAGTGATGCGGGGCAGAACGTTTAATGATGCCTTTGTGATTCTTGATGAAGCTCAGAACACCACCCCAGAAGAGATCAAGATGTTTCTTACTCGCATTGGTGAAGATACCAAGGTAGTCATTAATGGCGACATTAGTCAATCAGATCTCCGTGGTAAGACCTCAGGCCTAAAGAAAGTAGTTGAACTAGCCCAACGCTTCAACCTACCTATTCCAATCATTGAATTTAGTGAGGATGACATTGTTCGTTCAGACGTATGTGCTATGTGGATCAAGGTATTCAACCGTGATGGCAACATAGGAGGAAAACGATGAAAACAGGAGATATTCAACTAATCTTCACGCTTGATGCCGAGTGTGAAAAAGTCAAGTTTCGTAGTTATCAGGTAGATGGTGATAAACCCACTGATGATCAGTCAGTCTTTGGTGCGGTTTTCTATGCCGCTGTCAGTCATATTGTTAGTGATGAGGATATTTTTGAGTTCTACCTGGAGCTGGCTAAAGTTATTGCTAAAGACTCTGGCGGGGAAGTGGATCAAAAGAAAAAGCCTCATCTAAAAGTGGTGCATTAAATGTCTGTTTTTGAGGCATCTATGCTGGCACTAATTACCTTAGGTTTTCTCGCAGTCAGCTTTGCACTGGCTGCTAATTTCATAGCTCAGGCCTACGTTAACTACGTGGCTACGATGGTACAACTGGAGGATATTATAGAAGATGCGAGAGAACAGCAACGCAAAGAAATGGAAGAACAAGCGGAAGACTCTTCTGATAGATGGTGACATCATTGCGTACAAAGCCGCTATTTCAAGGGAGCAGGGCATCAACTGGGGGGAGGGTCTTTGGACTCTCCACTGCTTTGAGGATGATGTATATGCTGCCATTCATCAACAGATAGAAAAGATCATTACTAGTACAGGCCTTACGGACATTGTGGTTGCTATAAGCGACACCGAGAACTTCCGTAAAGAACTGAACCCACTCTACAAGTCAAACCGTAAAGACACCCGCAAGCCTATGTGTCTGTCCCAAGCTATCCAGTTTATGAAGGATGAGTATCCTCACGTTGTACTGCCCACACTTGAGGCAGATGACGTTATAGGAATCCTGGCTACGGAAGAACCAGAGAAATACGTGATAGTTAGTGCCGACAAGGACATGAAGACTATTCCTGATGCCTACATTTGGGAGGAAGGGGAAGTCATCCATATTAATCCTGAAGAAGCCTATGAGAACTTCATATGTCAGGCGTTAAAAGGAGACCCAACTGACGGGTATTACGGAATCTCAGGTGTTGGTGAGGTCAAGGCTCGACGCATCATTGAGAAGTTTAGAGGCACTCCTGAGAGTCTCTGGGGCGGTGTTCTGAAATCTTACAAGTGGATGGAGAATGAAGCCTTACTGAATGCACGTATGGCACGAATCTTGACCCATGATCTTTGGGACGGGAAAAGTCCCATTCTTTGGGAACCACCTATTAAAGCAATGGAGATAAATTGACATGGCTAAAACTGAACCTACCCTGAATGTGATTGACCTAATCAAGCAACCACCTCACTACACCAGTGGGGGTATTGAACCCATTGATTACATTGTCCGAAATGATCTCGACTTTCTTGAGGGCAATATCATCAAGTACGTGACCCGCTACCCTTTCAAAGGTACTCCCATAGCAGACTTAAACAAGGCGAGATTCTACCTCGACCTTTTAATTCAACGTACAGAGTTAAACCATAAAGATGACACAACAACAAACAATTAATAGCCCCACATCAAATCAAATCCTTTCCGACATCACAGTCTTTTCCAAATACGCAAAGTATGACCCTTTTCTAAACCGCAGGGAAACCTGGAAAGAACTAGTCAACCGCAACAAGTACATGCACCAGCGTAGGTTCCCTAAACTCAATGCAGAGATTGAGGGGGCTTATCGCTTGGTACATGAAAAGCGTGTACTGCCTTCAATGAGAAGTCTCCAGTTTGGTGGCCTCCCTATTGAACTCGCACCTAACCGTATCTTCAACTGTGCCTTTATGCCTTGTGACTCCACAGAGTCCTTCAGCGAAGCCATGTTCCTTCTACTAGGAGGTACAGGCGTAGGTTACAGCGTTCAGCGCCATCATGTTGAAAAGTTACCTGATGTAGTAGGGGTCAAGAAACGTAAAAGACGCTTCCTAATATCGGACAACATTGAAGGCTGGGCAGACGCGGTTAAGGTCTTAATGGAGGCCTACTTTAGAGGTCTCATGGACGTTGAGTTTGACTACCGAGACATACGTGCCAAGGGAGCCAAGCTGATCACCAGCGGTGGTAAAGCACCTGGCCCTCAACCCCTTAAAGATTGCATCCACAACCTCCGTAAGGTTCTTGATGAAGCCATAGGACGTAAGCTGACCACTCTGGAAACCCATGACCTTATGTGTCATATAGCTGATGCTGTCCTTGCTGGCGGTATTCGACGAGCAGCTCTCATCAGTCTCTTCTCTATGGACGATGAAGACATGCTGGCGTGTAAGTCAGGTAAGTGGTATGAGGAAAACCCCCAACGAGGCCGAGCAAATAACTCAGCCGTTATACTGCGCCACAAGGTCACTAAGCAAGACTTTGAGGAGCTTTGGCAGCGTGTGGAGTTATCAGGCTCTGGGGAACCTGGTGTATATTTCAGTAACGATAAGGATTGGGGAACAAATCCGTGTTGTGAAATAGCACTACGCCCCTACCAATTCTGTAACCTCACTGAAATCAATGCCTCTAATATATCCAGCCAAGAAGACCTGAATGCCAGAGCAAAGGCAGCAGCCTTCATTGGGACTCTTCAGGCCTCCTATACAGACTTCCACTACTTACGAGAGATCTGGCGAGAGACCACAGAAAAAGATGCCCTATTGGGTGTAGGTATGACAGGTATCGGATCAGGTGAGGTATTAGAATATGATTTACAAGAAGCAGCTAATGTTGTTCAACAAGAAAATAAAAGGGTGGCTTCAATCCTTGGGATTAACACTGCTGCTCGTACAACTACTGTTAAGCCCTCTGGTACATCCAGTTGTGTACTGGGGTCTTCTAGCGGTATCCATGCTTGGCATAACGACTTTTATATTCGTCGTATACGCTTAGGTAAAAATGAAGCCCTATATGGCTACCTGAATGAGTACCACCCAGAGCTAGTGGAGGATGAATACTTCCGACCTAGTGAAATGGCGGTTGTAGAAATCCCTCAAGCAGCCCCCGACAACTCAATTCTCCGCACAGAATCCCCTACATCCCTACTAGAGCGTGTCCGTAAGTTCAATACGGAATGGGTCAGAGCTGGTCATCTAAAAGGTCAGAACGCCCATAACGTGAGCTGCACGATCAGCGTTAGAGATAATGAATGGGAGCTGGTAGGCGAATGGATGTGGAAAAACAGACTTTCTTTTAATGGTATTTCCGTACTGCCTTTTGATGGTGGTTCCTACATACAAGCCCCTTTTGAGGATATTACTCAAGAGCGTTATGAAATGTTGGAGAAATCCCTAAGCAATATAGACCTAACACTGGTTGAAGAATCAGAAGACATGACCGACCTAGCGGGTGAATTAGCCTGTGCAGGAGGAGCATGTGAAATAACATAAGGAGAGGATTTAGTTATGGCTACAGCAATAAGCGAGGCAACCGGATTGCCAATTCGGACAAAGGCAAAAACTGACGCATATGCAGATGGTTGGGATGCTATTTTTGGGGAAGTACCTCCCGCCTTAGGGGAAGACACAAGACCTAAAGATCGTGTGAAGCTGGGCGTTTCACCATCAACCAAAGTAACCGAACTAAACGTGGAGGACACCAGCCATGAGTGAGTTAACCATTGAACATGCTGGCCTACTCTTTGAGGTTGAGGTGCTGGACTACTACCCAGGCCACCCTGCTTACATAAGTGGCCCTCCTGAAGACTGCTACCCTGAGGAATATGAGGAAATTGAGTACCACATTAGTCGCGTCAACCTACCTGATGACAGTGATTTGTTTATCGGGGACATAGATGAAGACGAGTTTGAGCGTCTAGTGTTAGAAGCCTACAAAGATTCATTGTTGGAGTACTAAGAACATGGCTGAAATTAAAGTAGATTACATTGACCACATGGGTAATGACCTAACAGTAGTTAATGCAGCAAGGGTATCCTTTGATAAGGCGAGTACAGACGTAACCCACAATGATGATAAGCTGATTACATACCTTGCAACTCATGGTCACTGGACACCGTTCAGCCACCCGCAAATAACAGTACGGGAAAGCGTACCGATCTTCATAGCCCGTCAACGCTT